ATAATATTGGTTAAAATTTGGCGCAACAACTGGAAAATTATTAGCATAATCCATAACATCACGAATTGTAAACCATTGGTTTATAGGCCTAAACGTAACACTTATTTGAAGTTCATTGTATTGTAGTGAAACCAATGGGAATGCTTGTTGTGTCTTAAGATTAAACCATGCGCCTAAAGGAATATATAATGTTTGCCCCATAATTGATGGCTGAGCACCAGCTGGACTGGTTGTATAATAAGCATTTGGATAAGTATTTACGCGAGTTCCATAATTCGCTGGGTCATTAAGTTCAGGAACATTTCCTATCATTTCATTAAATAATGCGAGTTTTTGAGAACTAAAATCTCTTTGAACAGATGCCAATAAATAACGACCTGAATACTCTTGTAATTTTTGATTGCCACATGTTATAGTGATACGGTCTATAATTTGAGCACCTAAATTTTCTATCCATTGAAATTCATATGGAGACCATGGAGTATAAGTTATAGAACCATCAGGATTTTCAATTGATTGTGGTGGAAAAATGGGGGACCAAATATTTGGTAGGGTTACTGAAATGTAACAATCCATTAAAAGGTCCGCATATCGCTTTACTGAAAAATTAAAAGTAGATTCTGTTGTCAAATTAAGCGTAGGTGTTCCTGTATAATCTAACCTAAAATTTTGCTTACCATAATTAGTATATTTTAAATATGTTGCTTTCCAGAAAGTCTTGCTCGGATTACCATTTAATATAATATTTGCTTGTCCTTCTGAAACAAGTTGCATTAATCCTCCTGCCATATTTAGTATATAATATAGAAATTTTTTAATTATTAATTTGAAGATAATATAATTTTACATTTGCTTAAATTAAAAATACTATAATATATTAAGTATGCCAGGTGAATCCACATTTGATTTTAATGCTATTAAGAATTTAAATGAAGAATATCAAAGTTACATAATTATAGCGTTTATTTTTATTATTTTGGCAATTATGATAGGGTATATGATTTATTTAAGTAGATTGGAAAATTCTGAGTGTAATTATATAAATACGTTATATCCATCAGTAGATGGAAACATTAGGTCACTAACACCAAATGACCCTGACTGTTCTGGCAATTTATTTGATTATTATATTAAAACCGCATATAATGCTTGCTCAGGAGGAAGCTACAAAAACGACTATGTTGATGTTTGTAATTTGAAAGCAATACTAAAACAAGGTGTCCGTTGTTTAGATTTTGAAATTTATTCAATTGACAACAATCCTGTTGTAGCGACTAGTACAATAGAAGATTACTATGTAAAAGAAACATTTAATTCTGTTAATTTTAGCGACGTTATGAGCACAATAAAGAACTACGCGTTTTCAGGAGGTACCTGCCCAAATCCTACAGACCCGCTAATTATACATTTAAGAATAAAGAGCAACAATCAACCCATGTATTCAAATTTGGCTAATATATTTAAATCGTATGACTCAATTATGCTTGGAAAAGAATATAGTTTTGAGAATTCAGGTAGGAATTTAGGAAGCACGCCTTTATTGGCTTTCCAAAATAAGGTCATTTTGATAGTAGATAAAATAAATAATGCTTTTTTAGAAAACCAAGACTTTTTAGAATATGTAAATTTAACAAGCAATTCTGTATTTATGAGAGCTTATGATTATTACAATGTCAAGAACAACCCAGATTTAAGTGAATTAACAGAATATAATAAAAGAGGTATGACTATTGTATTGCCTGATGGAGGTGTAAATCCTTCAAACCCAAGTGGGTATTTATGTAGAGGTTCTGGATGTCAAATGGTAGCAATGCGATATCAGTTTGTAGATAATTATCTAGAGGAAAATGCTTTGTTTTTTGATAGAGCAGGTTATGCTTTTTCTTTGAAACCAGGAGAACTCAGATTTCAACCTGTTACTATTCCCACACCTACACCACAAAATCCTGCGTATTCTTATGCTACACGCAACGTTGCTACTGATTACTATAGTTTTAATTTCTAATAAAATTGAATTACTTTATTACTGTGTTGAAGTGATTAAATATATACAAATCAAATCAATAATGACAAATCTTATTGTAAATAATAACTATTTATTAAAAGTCGATAATCATAGTTGCCCTAAAAATATTATAAAAACTTTAAGTAAAAATTACAAACTTATCAAACGAAATGGTAGTAAATTAGTTTTCAGTAACGGTGAAAATACTTTTACATTATGGAACAATCAACGGTTTCATGGAAATTACGCATGTTATATAACTTTGGAAAAAAATAGCAATTATCGAATAACTAAGTATGAGTTAAACTCAAAAAGTGTTTATGTTTGGATAAGAATTTATCCAATTGAACTAACTTATCTGAAATCATATGTATGTATTACAACATTAGAAAAATTTCTCTTTGTCATTGACTTTTATAATAAAATAAATATAAAAAAGAAGATACAAAAGAGAGCTCCCACAATTACAAGAGTATTTCAAGACAATTATGTGGTACGATACATTAGTGAATTTTTGTAAAATAATTTAACATATGTGCGTTAAAATCTTTTATCAAATTTCGTAATGAATTTGTAAAGCTCCAAAAAATGATATAAATGTATATTTATATTATTTATTATATGGATAATATCATACCAAGATTTATATGTTCTGGTAAAAGTTGTAATAAGAATTTTTCTAAAGAATGGGATGAATGTGGATTGTCACATATTAGACTTGAACCATTATCGATAGACAGTGACAAACGTGAAAAAATATGGTTCGCATTGATGAAAATGCGATTGTTTTGTAATAATTGTTGTCAAGACTATACAGATAGTATATGTAATAATTCAAAAATAAGAATCAAAAAGAATCAAATAATAGCATAGCAAATGAACATTTTGAATGATAAAAGGCGGAACATTTACTAAGAGATTAAAAAATATAAAATGTAAAATCAATAGTAGGAATTTCACCTACACTGGTGTCATTTTTTTATACTTTAAGCTGTGAAAGACGAAATCTGTGTAATTCCTTTTCCAATAATTAGCGCATGAATGTCTTGTGTCCCTTCATATGTATTTACGGCTTCAAGATTCAACATATGTCTTATTATATGGTACTCATCTGATATACCATTTCCACCTAACATGTCTCTAGCATTTCTAGCAATATGTAATGATTTTAAACAGTTATTTCTCTTTATAATAGAAATATTCTCTGGAATGGATATATTTTCATCTAACAATCTTCCAATTCTTAAAGACGCTTGAAGACCAAGTGTTATTTCTGATAACATTTCTGTAAGTTTTAATTGAACAATTTGATTCGCAGCAAGTGGTCTATTAAATTGTTTTCTATCCAAACAGTATTCTCTTGCTCTTAAATAACAATCCTCAGCAGCACCAAGAACACCCCAAGATATACCATATCTAGCATTATTAAGACATGAAAAGGGTCCCTTCAATCCTTTAATATTTGGTAGCATATTTTCTTTTGGAACTATAACATTATCCATAAAAATCATGCCCGTGTTTGAAGTTCGTAATGAGAATTTACCTTCAATTTTAGGACATGATAATCCTTTCATCTCTTTTTCTAATATAAACCCCCTTACCTCATTATTTTCATCTTTTGCCCAAATAATAAATACATCTGCGATTGGAGAATTTGTAATCCAATTTTTACTACCATTTAAAATATAATTCCCATCTTTAAAAATAGCCTTTGTTTTCATTCCAGATGGGTCACTTCCATGGTCTGGTTCAGTTAATCCAAAACAACCAATAAGATTGCCTTTTGCTAGTTCAGGTAAGAACTTATCTTTTTGTTCTTGTGAGCCAAATTTATATATAGGAAACATAACTAAAGAAGATTGAACACTAGCGCAACTTCTATAACCACTATCAATCCTTTCTATTTCACGCATAATTAACCCATATGAAACGTAATTTACTCCAGCACACCCGTAACCATTGATTGTAGGACCTAATAAACCGATATTTCCCATTTCCTTCATTATATTTTTATCAAATTTTTCATTTCTGAATGATGATACAACATTAGGCAATAAATAATCTTTTGAAAAATTGTGTGCGACATCTTTAATGTATTTTTCATCATCTGTTAATTGTTTTTCTAATAAAAAAGGGTCTTTATAACTAAAAATACTTCTTGACCCAACCTTACAAAAGCGAAGTCTTTTAAAATTATTATATCTAAACATCATATTATCATATAAAATTTATTCTTTATGTAATATTTTTAATTATTTATAAAAAGTAACATATTTTTATTTTCATTAAACGATACGCATTTTTTATACAAAATAAAATGATTTAAAAAATATATTATACTTATAATAATATTATGGGTCAAATAATAGCAAGAGAACTAAATCCAGTTAATTACAATTGTCCAACTTGTAAAAAAAGTGGAAAACTTCCTAACGCAGCAGGCAGATTTTTTATTGTTAGTTTAACTGAATGTAAATGTAATGGGTGTAATACTGTTTATCCCAAGTCAAAATTTTATAAAACGTTTGTTCCTGATGTTAAACATTATCGTAATTCAAAAAAGGTAACTTTCTAAATCAATATCATCTATTAAGTATTTACATTTAATTTTATCAGCTATTATTTTATAAATTATATCTCTTTTACATTTTTTGAAATATTTAATTTCATTTATAATATGATTCATAGTTACTGCTGGTGACCAGTTATTACTACAAGTATATGAACTACAACATAAACAGCCAATCTTCTTTACTAGTGTTAACATATTACTTTCATATATACTTTTACATCTTAACAATTCAGAATACTTTTTGTTATTATAATAAACTGAAGGAGCAACAAATGGATAATTCATATTTATTATAAATTTATACGATTGTTGTTTTCCATTTAATTCTTCAAATATTGATACTGTTACGGTGTCGTTTTTATTATAATCTTTATCTATATCAGATACTATGACATTGTAATGTTTATATAAATCTTTTAACTCTCTTATTATTCTTTTTTTCACTCCACCATGTATTAAAGTTAAATAATCGTTATTTAGATTAATAGTTTCAGAATCAGTAACAAGTTCCATTAATTAATATATAACATATAGAAATTTTATATATTTATATAATAATTTTATTGTATTATTATATGAAGCAGAAAAATATTTGTAAAGATTTAAATTTTTCAGATTGTGAGTTATCAATTTTACGTATAGCCGTTGATAAAGCAGAAGAAAAAATAGCAAAGCGCGTAGTGAATTCTGAAGAAATAACAAAAATAATTAAAATTGTAGAGGACTTTATTCAAAAAAAAAATTTAATATGTTATGGTGGAACCGCAATTAATAATATTTTACCTTCAGAAGACCAATTTTACAATAAAGAGGTAGAAATACCAGACTACGATTTTTTTACGTCAAACGCATTACATGACGCAAAAGAATTAGCAGATATTTATTACAGTCGTGGTTTTACAGATGTAGAAGCAAAATCAGGACAACATCATGGAACCTTTAAAGTATTTGTTAATTACATTCCTGTTGCGGATATAACTCAAATCCCCAAGGAAATATTTAGTTCGTTAAAACAAGATTCTATCAGAGTTGGAGGAATATTATATGCTCCTCCAAATTTTTTAAGAATGGCAATGTATTTAGAACTATCAAGACCTGCTGGAGACACAAGTCGATGGGAAAAAGTGTTAAAACGTCTTACATTACTTAATAAAAATTATCCATTAACAACCGTTAATTGTGATAAAATTGATTACCAACGACAAATGGAAAAACAAGAAAAGGAAGATGATATATATGAAAATGTGAGAAAAACCTTAATAAATCAAGGGGTTGTTTTCTTTGGTGGTTATGCGATTTCACTTTATTCACAATATATGCCAAAAAATTTGAAACTTAAATTTCAAAAAATAGCGGACTTTGATGTTTTATCCAATGAACCCGAAACAACATCACAAATAGTTAAAGAGCGATTAAAAGATATAGGTGTTAAAAATACAAAAATTATTAAAAGAAAACCAGTTGGAGAAATTATACCCGAACATTATGAAATTAAAATAGGCAACGACACCATTGCTTTTATATATAAACCAATTGCCTGTCATAGTTATAATGTATTGAATATTCATGGAGATAAAGTGAAAATATCTACTATTGATACAATGTTGAGTTTTTATTTGGCATTTTTATATGCTAATAGGCCTTATTACAATGAATTTTTAGAAAGAATTTTATGTATCTCAAAATTTTTGTTTGAGGTTCAACAAAAAAATAGATTAGAACAAAAAGGTCTCTTAAAACGTTTTAGTATTACATGTTATGGTCACCAAGAATCCGTAGAAGAAATGAGAGCACATAAAGCAGAAAAATTTAAAGAATTAAAACAAAATAGAAATAGTGAAGAATTCGAAGAATGGTTTTTAAATTATAAACCTGATGATATAAAAGGTAAAAAAATGAATAAAAAAGAGGAGAATAATAAAACCAAAAATAAAACGATTAAAAATCCAAGTAAAACTATGAAAAACCCGAACAAACCTAAAAAAAGTTTTCTAGATATTTATGGCAGAAAATCAAGAAGAAATAAGAAAGATTTATACTAATAAATTACAGTAACTCAAATCATATTTATAAACAGTAGGTTTCTAATATTATGATAAAAATATCTTGTAATATTTTTGATAATATTTTATATATTATTGTTACTTGAAATTCACGAGGTGCTACTTTTTTAATATAAATCAATATGTGTATCGATAAAATACATATTCTCTCTACCAATATTTTAATGTAATTAAAAGAAATATTGGAAATGTTCCAATCATTTACATAACTACACATTTGAGTGCTAGATTGTTTAATAAAAAAACTGTGTATATCTAAGAGTCCAGAGAGAACTCTATGATAATTCGTTTTTTCGTTTTTAACATTTAATAAATTGCCTATTTTATCATATCCAAATAAATCCAAATATAAAATTTTTTTCCCTGCTTCTACTTTAAACACATATGGTGTTATACCATCAATGGCTTTATTTTGATATAATATATTCCCATCTATTAAGTAAGGAACAAAAGAAGACCGAATGATGGTATTAATTATTTCATCCACATCTTTGTATGTTGATTTAATAACCTTTGTTCCTTTTTTAATATTGTTATAGCTAATAAAAAATTTGTGGTTTATTTTATCACAAATATCATTAGGAATGTATTCAGCTAATATATTTTTTAACTCTTTTATAATGCTTAAATTATAACACTTTTTAAAATCATCATGAACAATTGCATATAATTTTGACATTAAATCAAGTCTATCAATAAAATAAAGAAATCCAACAATAGAACCTATACTACAGCCAGAAATTCTATCAATTTTAATGAAACTACGTTTTTCCATTTCTTTTAAAAAAAATAAAGCTCCTACAAGATAACTTCCATTAAATACACCTCCATCTAAAACTAGGTCAATCACTAAAGGTGTAGTGGTCGTTTTTATTTCATCTGGTAAATTTTCAATTAATTTATTAACGTATTCTTGAACCATTTGTTTGTTACTAATAAAAATTATTAACTATTTTATTTTATAACGAAAATAGTTAATACTTTATTTTTTGCTGTTTTTCCTTCTTTTGCTGCTATTTTTATTTCTATTTCTTTTTTTACTTTTATTTTTCTTTTTTTTTCCACCAGTATTATTACGGGTTACCTTATTTGGATTTATCGTTCGCCTTTTTATACGTGTGCTAGCAAAAGTAGTTTTTGGATAAATAGGAGGAACTGGTGTTAAAGACGGAAGGTCTAAAGTTTGGTCTCCTAAATTATCTTCCGCAACTGGTTGTTGCTCCTCTATTTGTCTGGTATAAAGTGTCTTGCCAGTATTTCCTATTTTACTTTGTGTTCCTTCATCATAATCAAATAATAATACCGAATTTTTATATTCTTTATTAAATGGCGTTGCTCTGTTAAGGTCTCTTGATACTCTGGTTTTATTTTTAGGTTTTGGCATTATTTGAAAAAGAGGGACTGTATTATCATTAATATCATGATTTTCTATTGGCGGAAGTGTATTCATTTATATATATAAATACTAAATATTAAATTACACTTTTTTATTCAATAATATTCTATTCATAAAATCATCTACGTTTTTATTACTGACATAGATATTAATTAATTCAGCAGGTGAGTAAAAATTGGGTTTTATTTTTGCTAATAGTTTCTTGTTTATTTTTTCACCAAATAAATGTAAATATAATTCAGAAATAGTATTATGACTAGCATTAGTTAGTTCATGTGTAATATCAATCCTACCTGGTCTAGTTAAAGCGTTATCTAATTTATCATAGTGATTTGATGAAATTATTAAAATTCTGCCAGGTGTTTCACGAATGCCGTCCCATAAATTTAGAATATCATCCAGCGTAATAGGCTCATCCACCATATTTGAAACAGTTGTTTTGTTCATTTCATGTATGCCTTGAAAAACGTCACTGATTTTAACTGTATCTTTGTTTAAAGCATATTGTTTATTATTTTTTGTATAATAATCTCTACTATTTGACTGTGATTTTTTATTGTCTCTACTTAAAACAATATCACCTATACAATCAATGTCTTCAAAAACAATAATTTTTTTATCAAATGAAATAGAACACTCTTCGTTTTTATCATTATATGTATTTTCAAAGAAAAAATGTTCAAGTTGGCTTTTTGTTTTGATAATTTTAAGTGGCAATACAATAATATGTCTGCCAGTGTAATTAGCAATCGCCTTGATTAATGATGTTTTGCCTGTTCCAGGTGGTCCATGTAATCCAATACCAAGTGAATATGGAATCCCTTTTTCATAATACCAATCACGATTATGAATAAAAAAGTCTAATTTTTCAATTAACCCTTTTTTACCATCAAAGAAAATATTATTTAATGTTCTTGAACTTTCAAATAAATCTTCTCTCCAAGAGCTAAATCTAGATTCGTCATCAGATTTACATGTTATTTTGTCGAGTATATAAATAAACCTTTTATTTTCCCTACTATCTTTAATGCTTATTAAATATTGTTCAGTTATATTATCAATATATTTTTTTAAATAACTAACTGAATATAAATAAGAATAAACTATTATAATAATTTTATCAATATTAATAGTTATTTTTTCTTTATCATCCTTACTATTTTCATTTTCAACAACGACACTAAAATAAATATTATCGTCAATACTAAAATGTTTATTTTGTGATACCATAAAAATGTCACTATTTTTCCTTTTCTCTTCGTTTGATGAAGATGCTTGAAAATTGGTATGAGTCTCTTTAATTTTATATATAGATTGAGTTTTATCAATATTTTTAATTATATAATCACAAATAGCTTTAAATCTATCGCTATATACTGAAGAAACAAAATGTGATGGATTATAACCAGTAACAGATGAACTTCTTTTTCCTTCAATAATTACAGTTTTTTTTTTATAAAGTAAATTATAAATTGTATCAACATTACAATGCGAAAATATGTTATTTAAATTATTCTCATAAATATAGTTAATTAAATAACCAACCAAACTAATTACAAGACTGGATAAAATCGTATCAATAGCAGTATTTCCAGTTTTAAAGTAATTAAACAATGTTATTTTTGCAAAATTAGTATAGTTATTTTTTAGTATGTCAATAAAATCCAGCATTATAAGTTATAAAGTATATGCATAAACATTTAAACTGTTTAATTATAATTTAAAAAGCACTAAAATATACGGTGATTTTATTTAATAAATAAAATAACAACCCAAACAAAACACTATTAAATAAAAAGCCATTTATGTTTAAATTACCATCATTGGAAAATAGGACAGGAAAATAGTTATAAAGAATCTTTCTAAAAAATGGAAGTTGAAATAAAAAAAACATGACTGCTAGTAATAGAGGTGTTTGTATTTCACTATACATATCATCAAGACTATTTTGTCTTTGTGTGTTTTTGTTATAACTATCAACCATATCAGATGTTTCCTCATAATTTTTGATATAATCTACATTATTTTGAGGTTGTGGAACAAAATTTGGTTGTACTTGTGGGTCATTACTGTGGTTATTCGTATTTATAGGAATATCTCTAGAAGGCAACTGTGTAACACCTGTAAGACTAGCTTGTTGAAGACTATTCACAATTTGATTAATAGTAGTTTGGTCTAAACTAAGGCTCCCTGATGGTATTTGTTGTTGTGACACAATAGAATTTTCAACAGCTGATATAGATATATTGTTACTAATACTTCCTCCGCCAACAGGGTCAGTAGGCAAATCTAAAATACTTGTTGTATCGCTCATAATTATTATAAAGAATGATTGATTATAATAATTACGCAAACCTTATTCAAAACTTATAGTTTTTGCGTTTATTCTACACTTAGTCGCAACTGGATTATATTTCATACATTTACCATTATTTTTATATATTTTATCTTTAAAATTATCTAAAGGTGGAGCATGAAAAATAATACAATTTTGGTCCTTACAAACTGTTCTGAATAATGATGCTAATCCAAACCCTAACAATATTGACATTAAATATTTTCCAGTTTCAGTATGCACGAATTTTCCTAGATTTAATCCCATTTATATATTTTGAATATTTTATATATTTTATATATTTTAAAGATTTAATGGTTTATTATGTTTGAATAGGAATAGTCGCTATTAATGACTCATCTTTTGGACAATCAACTATTTCTTCTTCAAAATAAAAACAATTTTCGGCTTTATCCTTGAATAAAACACTATTCACATTTTCTGGACTTGGATAAATATAAATTGTTTTCATTTCTGGACCTAACACATATATAAAAAATAATCCAATAGCAAAGCTAACTAAAAAAATTGGTATTGAAATATAGTTTAATATCATATATAATTATGGTATAAATTATATTTTATAAATTATTTTATATTCAAATAAAACCATTATTGAAATTTAAGGTCTTAGCTAAATTGGCATTTAATGTATTTTCAAGCATAGTATAGTTACGCACTCCATCTTTTTCTGAATATAGCTTTAATAATGTTTCTTTATAAGATGAGGGTTGTAGTTTAAAATAATCATTATATATTTTATTACCAAAATCGTAATCATCATTAGATAATTTTGTAGGAGGCAAAATTAAATCTTTTGGAGAAATAAAAGAACATGCCTTCCTATTTTTACGAGCAACAAAACAATTATTTACAAACTCGGTCATCCAATCTGTATTTGATTCTAAAGCGGTTTGGAGTTTAGGGGGAAATTTATCCCAAAGACTCTGATATTCAGTGGTATTCCATTTAACAGTATCATTTTCAATAGTAGGCACTCCAGTAGGCTCTTCAGTAGGCTCTTCAGCACTAGGGTTAACTTCTTCATTTTCATTTTCACTGTCAGACTCAATTATAATATTTTTTTTGGCTTTCATAACTTTTAATCCTACATCATATTTTATAACTTTATTATCTCCACAATATTCTAAGCTTTTTATGGAATATTTATTTTGAATTAAATGATACGTATTAGTATCTTCATTATAAAAAACAGCATTTTCTTTATATGTTAACTTGTTTATTTTCTCAAATAATGGTTTTACACTTGTAGAATAAATATTAACAGCATCACGCACATATTGATTATTATCTGTTTCATTAAATTTTACAATACATTCTTTGATTTGTCTAATAAAATCATAAGACTTCTCAATATCTTCATTTAATTCTCTTTTTTTTTCAGAATTATCAACAATGTCAAAATATACTTTAATATAATTTTCCAATAATGATGTAAAATGTGAAACATAATCTTTGATATCATCAAATTGTTGAACTGCTTTTTCTGTTGTAATATAACCAAATAATAATTTGTTTTTCGTATCAATTATCTCGTTTTTATAATCTTTAATCTCCTTTTCAATTTCTTTTAAAATTTCAGGTAACAATTGACATTTTCCAATTTGTAATGAAATATTAAGATTACATGGGTCTGCTATAATTCCACACACAGCTTTTAATTCCCTATATTCATCTTTGTATTGGTCTTTTAGAAGATTTTCTGGGTAATATTTAATTGAAAAAATAGTTCCACCAGGTCTTTTACAATTTACACATTTTGGTTTAAGATTTTTAAATTCTGTCCTTTTTTCTTTAGAACTTAAGTTAGGATTATTTATAATTTTTTTCTTATTTAAATTAATTTCTGTTTCATATTTATTTTTTAATTTATAAAATTCATTCGTTACATTTTCTACAGAATTATCAGAAACTTCCATTATATATTTATATCTTATAATTTATTTTTATTAAATTGAATTTATTATGACACTCTAATAAGTTGGTTTTGAATTTATATTGTCGTATTCATTCTCCCAATTTGGCAATCCTGTGATTAATTCTTGATGAGCAATACGTTTTGCTTGTTGAAAATTTTTAATTTTTGATAAAATATACTGCTGCTTCTCTCTGTTTTTCATTTCTATTTCAACTGGTGTAAGTTTTCCTTTATATTTATACAAAAGTATTAATCCTAAAAGAAGCAAAAATGCTATAAATAGACCTATATTAAAAACTGTATTATGAAATGTATTTCTTATGATATTACATTGTTTTAACGTTTGATTTAAAAAATATTTTACGCCTGGTTCAGTTAGAGCTGGTTTAGAAAATTCATCAAAGTCCATATTATTTATAGTTAAAAATATAAAATAAATTATACATATTATTATATGGCTAGCTCGTATTTAAATATAGTTACTTTTTTATTCACTACATTATTTTATTATTTGGCATTAAAACCAAATTTAACATACGATACTTTAAAAAATCCAACTGAATATAAAAATTACATTAGTAACAATTACATTTATTTAGGTATTTATGTATTATTGGTTATCGTAATTCAATTTATGGTTAATGCTTCTATTATATCATCTACGTGTGGTGGAAATATAACTGAAAATATGGGATCAGCAGGAATTGTCACGTTTTTACCATGGTTGTTTATTTTTGGAGTATTAGTATTAGTATTAACTATATATCCAGGATTTAAAAGTGCATTCGCTGATGTCGTTGGTTACTATTATGTTTATAATTCAGCAAATAAAGTAATCACTGAATTATTACTTGATAAAGATATTCAAAAACAAATGGATAGTGACACTACAATAACGAATGAACAAAAAGACGCAATGCAAGAAGCCGCTGACGCAATTATTAAAATTTGTGGAAATAATTCTATTTTAATTAATCAAATAGTGCCATCTAATTTCAATGATTATTTAGCTATATTAAAACCATTAATGAAACCAAAATATCAAACTGATGTTAATAATTCTGTAATAAATGAACTTTTCGATTTGGTTGTAACACGCGACAATGTTGGAGAAGCAATGTGGTTTATTTATACTGGTCTTTTATTGACCTCAATAGTTCAATTAAAAATTACCACTGGCGGATGCTCTAGTAGTCCACAAACAATGGAACAAAATTACCAACAGTTTTTGGAAAAAGAACAATCCGCAAAAGCTAGTCAAGAAAAGTCTACAGATACAACTTACACCATTACAAGTTAAATATGATATGACAGAAGTCTAGATTCAATTCTTTTGTAAAATTAATTTATTTTTCTAATATATAAAATGTCTAAAAAAGATTTAGAAGCTAATTTTGGTATTTCAGAAGTTAAAGAAGGTATTTTTGAACCTAGACCTAAACATGCACATAAATATAGTCCTGTTAATCGCGATGATTTTGGTTCTAAACATCCTCATAGACAAAGTCCTAAACCTCAATTAAAACAACCTCTAAAACCTGTTATAGAAGCCAAAGTGGAATCTGAAGTGGAACCTGTTGTCGAATCCAAAGAGGAACCTGTTGTTGAACTCAAAGTGGAACCAGTTGTCGAATCTAAAGTGGAACCAGTTGTCGAAGCCAAAGAGGAACCACTCGTCGAAGCCAAAGAGGAACCACTCGTCGAAGCCAAAGAGGAACCACTCGTCGAAGCCAAAGAGGAACCACTCGTCGAAGCCAAAGTGGAACCTGTTGTTGAAGCCAAAGTGGAACCTGTTGTTGAAGCCAAAGTGGAACCTGTTGTTGAAGCCAAAGAGGAACCAAAATCATTTTTTAAATGTGGATGGATTGATTTTATAAAAAAAATGTTATTTAATAAATAAAATATATAACGGATACGTTTCGAGAAACGCGAATTTTATAATTTATATTCAAACAGATAACCTTTGTGATTTTTAGCAAACATAATATAATAATATAATACTTTATATGATTATACCAATAGGTTTACAATGTACAGCCGCCACTTTTAAAAAAGAAATTGAAAATACTGCTTCATTACCTTTTGATTGGATATTTGCTATTCCATCATTTGTTTTTGAAATGTTAGAATTATTACTTGAAAAAAATATTAACACTGAAGATTTAGTTAAAAATCATTTTTTCTATTGTAAAAAAAGAGCAAATGTAAATCGCTTGGAACATTATTACACTTGTGACAATGGTTTTGCTTTATACAATACTAAATATAATGTTATATTTCCACACGACAAAAATAATATTGATACTATTAATAAATATATAAGAAGATTTGAAAGGTTAAAAGATATAATATTAAATTCAACAGAATGCTTATATTTCGTATATATATCTCAATCTTCATTAGTAAATGGTAATTTTACAATTGATGGTAATATTGTAATAAATGATGTGTATTTTTATTTATCTAAGATATATAAATTAATTGGTAAATTTAGAAATAATTATAAAATGATATTATTTGACACAATACAAGAAGAACAAGTAGAATTATTAGACAAAAATATTTTTTTATATAAATTAAATAAATGTAATGCTTGGGGTGAATTATTGCCTCAATTGAGGGAACACACAAATTTTTTTACAAATAAATGCATCATCTAAAATTCGTTTTGCTTTAATTAATTAACATTCATAATGATTCTTAGAATAACTTTGGTTGCGCTACATAATACATAACAACTAAATAACATACTATTCCTAAAACTAATGACACCAACCAAATAGGTAATATTGTTTTATTTTTATATCCTATTCCAAATTCTCTTATGCTTCCATCTTTATTATAAAAACATGTGGGTTTTATCATTTGTATTAAACTAAAAATTATAACGAATAATATAATAGCAACAGTCGTTATATTCTCTCTAATATACTTTCTATACATCTTATATATAATTATAAACACTTTTTTATAATTATATTTCTCTAAAACTATTTTTAATTATAATTATCGTAATCCTGTTCTTCTTCTTCAGGTGAACCAACACCATCTGTATTTCCATCAAAAAAGTCATCGTTCATATAAGACATATCATTTGCTTCTTCATCTATTTCTCTATCATTTTCTCTTTCATCAAGATAATCTTCTACTAGCTGATCTATATTTTCATCAGTAACGTTTTTGTTCTTTTTACGAATGATTTTTTCAGCTGACGCCATTTCATCTCTAAAATCTCTTTCTTGGTCATAAAAATCTTTATCGAGTGTTGTAAGTCCCTTTTGTAATCCTTTGCTATACATTCCCAATTTATTAATCTTCAAAATAGTATCTATATCTCTTGTTTCATCCGTCAAATTTTTAAGTCTGTCTGTAACCATATCCTTTTCTTTTTCTCTCAATTTAAATACTCTATCTTGAATTTCTTCGTAAGAAATATCAATGGTATCTTTTTGATTGTTCATTATATCTATGAAAGCAATTAGCAATTGCGTAACTTTTTGTCTTAATTCTTTTTTATTACCAGTTAATAACCTAGTATCCTTTTCATTTCTATTACTCATTGTAAAATCAACTCGAGTTTCTCTCTCTTCCAAGTAATCTACAGAAAATAAATCAGTTACATCAACATTTTTAGACACTTCAGTTACAATCATATCATCTTCATCTGCTAATTCTATGTAGTTAATTAATGTTCTTAATAGATAATACTCATATAAAAATCGACTGGTTCTCTCATCAAGAACTGGTTTAAGTTCCCTTTCACTGGTTTTAATGCTAGAAAAACAAGGAGTTTCTTTTGCCATTTTAACTAAATTACGCGACGTTTTTTGTATTGTTGTTAAAACGTTTGTTACACTAGGCAACCCATAAAAAGTTTTAAGTTTTTCATAATAACTATTTATATATTTTTTTAATTTTTTAGAATGATTCAATGAAAAACCTAAATAATTAGGTATTAATACATCATTATAATCCACTTGATTCAATATAATATTTGGAAATATGGTTACAAAATTTTCAATAAATGTTCTGTAAAAATTAACAATTCCATATAACTTATCATTTGATATTTTGATATCTTCATTACGCGTGGATTCATCTGCTACCCAGTTAGAAATATTTAAAATGTAAGCCTGCGCTTTTTTAACGGAACTTTTAGTTATATTAGGACCATTGTTGTTACCAATAAATTCAATTAATTCTGACTTCATTGATTCAATATTTTTAATCAAAAAATTATTCAGGTCTTTAATTTCTTTAGTTGTATCTTCAGATGCTATATCAAATGTATCAAGAGCGTTTGTAATAAGGTCTCTTAATGACCTTTCTACAACTTCATCATTTTCCATATCAATTGATTCCAATGTTCCAACAAATTTTGTTATAGATGATATTTCAGGTGTATTAAAATCAATATTAATTACATTGTTTCTTGAGACAAGCTGTAAAAGTCTTAAAAATTGGTCATTTGAATAGTTTCTACCGTCATCTTTTAATTTTTGAATAATCCTATCAATTGAATCATTTGGATTAATCAATGTGCTATCAGGCTTATCAGAACAAAAAGGTAGAAAATCTGTAGGAATTGGCATGAGTGACTTAAATTTACAGAAATATATAAAAGACAAATAAATTGTTTTTTCATCAAACTGGTTACTCAAAGGTGGGTATTTATTCTTTGTATTAACATTACTATAAAATAATCCACTCTTTGAATAAAATGTAATATCAGAAAGTATATTAGTCAATCTACTTACGGTTTCATTGTATTCTAATATTCTAGGGTCTTCTTTTACGAAATAACCTATGGTTGTTTCTCCTTCCTGGCTTTCGCAACAAGCATTTTCAAGATAAGGGTCATTATTTGAGGTATGTAAAATTAATTTATGTTTTTTAACAACTTCTTGTATTCTTTCTTGAATAGCTAGAGAGAACTGAATAATTTTTGAATCAATTACTAATAATTTTTCTCTCTGTTTTTCTGAACCAGACCTTAAATCATTAATTAAACCTTTTTTAAACTCGTCTGATACATTGACTAAGTTTTTAATCGTGAATGGAAACAAAGGAGGTAGAAAATGCTTCCATTTTGCGATATCATGTTCTTGTGGAATTTCACTAGCTGGATTAGTTAGCAAATATTCTGTTTTTTCATCAAACATTCTTTTAACGTCTGGAATTTCTAACAAAACACTGTCAATAGACCCCTTAATTTTGTTAAGTATAACGTCCATTTTTTTACCTTTCAAGACATTCCATGGTTCACCCGATTCTCTAATGTCATAAGCTACACATCCTATATAATTTAAACTTGATAAATCACCAGCGCCTTCAAATGGATACCCAGAAAAAGACCTTACACACCCTGGATGTGTTTTTCTTGTTTTAACAGATGGTATAACTGTTTGTACAGAAATTAAAAACATACCAAGTGTATAATATAAAATTGCGGTGTTATAAAAATCTTTATAAGAAGCTATTTTTTTCCCTTTTTGA